TCCGTTTCCTCCTGTACCTCCCGCACCTGCACCATCTCCGCCTCCGCCTCCGCCGCCAGATAAAATAGCTTGAAATTTAGTAGCAGCGGGATCAGCAGTATAAGAACCACTAGCGGGACCTGCAGTTAAAACTCTTGTCACCATATTAGCTCCACCAGCAGCACCACTTGATGCAGCAGTTAATCTTCCTTGAGCATCAACTGTAATTGATGCAGCTGTATAAGATCCTGCACTTACAGAAGTGTCAGCAAGTTTAGCAGCTGTTACTGCATCATCAGCTATTTTTCCAGTTGTAACATTAGCATCTACAATAGAAGCAGTTACTACAGCATCTGCTGCAAGTTGATCTGCACCCACTGCATCATCAGCAATCTTAGCTTGAGTTACAGCGTCATCTGCAATTTGAGCAGTTGCAATAGTTCCTGTAATATCTGCTGCTGCAATACTTCCGCCTAAAGTATCTAAAGAAATTTCATTTAAGTTTGTTCCATCAGAATATGCTGCAAAAATTTTAGCAGCGTTTAAAGTAAATCCTGTTCCTGATGCAGTTTTAATTGTAAGATTTGTTGGTCCAACAACTGCACTACAATCAAAAATATAAAATTTTTCAATTGAATCAGGTATTGTAACAATAGATGCACCTGTAAGAGTTCCAGTAAATTTAATTACCATATTTCTTGCATTAGATAATGTTGCATTAGTCATTGCAAGAGTAACTGTGCCACCATCAGATAATGCAACAGCTTCATAACCAGCAATAGCTTGTTGAATTAAATTTAAATTATCATTTGTTTTATCTCCCCATGTACCAGAGTTTTCTCCGGTCGCCATAAGTTCTAATTTTAAATCTGAAGAATATGTTGATGCCATAATTTTTTATATTGTAAGTTTATTTATATGTAAATAATATATATTTGTTGTCATTTGTCTAGTGAATATTTGTCCAAGTTTCTGTAATATTTCCAGTAATTGGATCCCAAAATTGAAGAGATGTTACATTAATATTAGCTTGATTTCCATTAATTGGTAAAATATTATCAGTTTTAGGTACTATGCTTGCAGAACTAATTGTTACTCCATTTCCAGTTATCGTTAATATTTGTTCTGTACTTAAAGATATTGTATTAACAGAAGTAGTTAATTCTTCACCTGTAACAGAAATAAAGTTTTCAGTTGCAGTATTTACATTATTTAAATTAACATTTAATTGTTGACCAGTAATACTTGTAAATGAAGCACTTCCTACATTAATACTATTTACTTCTACATTAGCTTCAAATGTAGGTGTATTAATTGTAATAGATCCGCCTGCTTCTACAGCAAAAGTATCAACAGTTGCAGAAACTAAAGGCTCTCCAGTAATAGCTATAAAATTATTTGTATCTAGAACAACATTTCCTTCTGAAATAGTTAAGCTCTCACCAGAAATTGTAATCGAAGAATTTCCAATTACAGAAGAAACATTATTTAAACTAGAAGTAAGTTGTTGTCCATCTTCAATAAATATAGTTCCGCTACCTGAAACTATACTTGTTAAAGCTTGTCCCCAAGGACCATCTCCCCATTCATCACGACCCCAACCAGATCCAGCATTTAAATCTAAGATTAATTGACCAGCTGATGTAATTGTAATTTGTCTACCTTCTCCTGTAGATACATTTCCTGTAGAAGTATTTGCTTGAACTGAACCTAGTTCTTGAAAAACAGATGCTCCAGCAGTAGTTGTTCCTAGATCAGATGTAACTTCATTTCCAGTAATAGCTGTTAAAGAAGAAGCTTGAACCGATACATTATTTATTAAAGCACTTACAGAATTTCCTGTTACAACAGCTGCTGCATCAGGAGATGTACCCCAAGCACCTGAATCCCATGTATCTCTACCCCAACCTACATTAGCGGACATAAGGAATTATCTCCTTATGCTATTCTGATTAAACCGTTTGTAGCGTCAGCGTTAGGAAACTGTAACTCAAATGTACCGTTAGTAGATGTTTTAACTCCACCAAAATCTAAAACTGCAATAGATGAATTACTATTGTTTGCATTATAAATTAGTGCTGCTTGTGCAGAAATAGTTGCATTTGCAAATGAAACATTATCAGCATCAAAAATTGCTGTAGTTCCATCAGTAGAAATTGCAACATTTGTAAGTGTTGCACCACCAGTAGTGTAGTTTGTACCACTATCAGATATTTCATTTGCTGTAATATAAGCAGTAGTGTTTTGGTTAAGAGTTGCAGTGTTGTCGTAAAGTGCGCACTTTAATGTCTGAGCTTCTAAATTTCCGCCAGGCGACATTAAGTCTTGTTTAAACGACACTGTAATCGCTTGAGATATTGCCATGTTTATTGTCCTCCAGTTAATGTGTTTTCGCCTAGTGGACTACCGGGAAACTTATAGTCAGTTCTTCTGTTTCTACGAGCTTCGTTATTGATAGCAGCCACACTTTCGACATACTTTTGTTTATATATATTATAGTCTTCCATGTTCTTTGTAAAGAGATTTGCTTCAGATAAACATCCATATAAAAGAGCATCAGAAGCATTTTCAGTATACCAATTAGTTGTATTAGTATTAGATAATGGATTTATTCTACCTTGATAACCTAATTCTATAGTATAAACAGCATCTGGTGTAGGTGCAATATATAATGTATTATCATCAAAATTAGAAAAATATCTTGGTGTAGATGTTATAGAAGCATTTGGCCAATATTCTTGAACATATTCTAAAGGTTTTATTTCTAAAAACTGTCTTTCATTATCAACAAGTATATTAACATAATTTAATAACATTGGTTCTATAGCAGAAGGTAATGTAATAAACCTATCTCCTATACTTGTGTTTGATTGAACATTTTGATTAAAACCTGTAGGATCAATTTCTCTTGATAATTTTGTTTGAGTATTATCAATAAAAGTATCTAACTGAGAATTAAAATCTGTTCCAGTATTTTCAGCCCAAGTTTGTATATCAGTCTTTAGACTGCTGTATGTCATTGGCATTTTTATCTGCTCCTTCTACATTAAATTTATTCCACACATTACCTCTAAATGGATAAGTTCCATAATGAGTTAATGGGCTAATAACATCAGCGTAGATTTTACCACCTATTTTTTGCCATAATCTACAAAAAGCATAATCTTCTGATAGATATCTATTACTTTTTTCATCAATAATACAGTCAAAAAATGCATAACAATTATTACTTGAAAATCTTTCATTATTAATAATTTGATCTGATGTATATTTTAAATTACTGTAAGCTTCTTTCATTTTATAAAAAACTTCTTTTTTTATACACATAAAACCAGTAGCTGCATCTAAAACTTCAGTAAACCCATTTCTTACTTTTATATTACCTGGTTCTGCAAAATTTAAATTATATCCTAATGCTTTTGCTTCTAAATCTTTTTCACCTGTTTCTTTTACAAATTTAGGTATTGATTTCCAATCAATAGATTTTCTTGGATATATTCCTGCACAAACATCATAATCTGATTCTACTAATCTTATAACATTTTCAGCTGCAAATCCTATATCACTATCTATAAACAATAAATGTGTAAATCTATCTGGTTCTTTTTCATCAAAATCTAAAAATTGTGTTACTAAAGTGTTTCGTGCTCTTGTAATTAAACTTTCATTACCCATAGTATTTAAATGCACTTGTATTCCTTTATGTTGTGCTTTTACTGTTGTACTTAAAATTCCATGTAGATATGCTTCTGTAAGTTGACCGCCATAACAAGGTGTTGCGATCATAACACCATATTTTTTTTCTATATTCATGATGTTACTACTGTAACACTTCCTAAATCAGTTGATAACAAATTTGTGCTTGCTTGTGCTATTCCAACAGCTGGAATAGATCCAGTAGGTGGAAATATTATGTTTATTTGATCTGGCACACCTCCAGTAGATGATAAGTTAGCTTGTGGTCTAGCATCTTGTAAAGACTGTGCATCTGTAAAATACATTAAATCTAATTGTGGCTGTTTTGGTTCAAACTCTGAATTATGTACAAAAGAACCATTCCATTCAAATACCATTTCTTGATATGGAAACTCTAATCCTGATCTGTCAGATATAGCTCTAGCATATTGACCACTAGAAAATTTATTATGTGGTGCTCTATGAGGTCTTGAACTTCTATCACCTAATTTATTTGCCATTATGTATAAAATCTATTAGTCGTTGATGGTAATATTCTTGTAGAAGGTGTATCATCACCAGCAACTAATCTTGTATAAGCTTGTTCATAATCAGTTTTCAATTCCATTCTTTGAGCTTGATCTATATTTATTCTTTTCTTTGACATATAATAAGCAAGTCCTGCACACATACATTCAAAAGCTCTAAATGGAATATCAAAATTTTGTTGAACGCCATCAACTGTAGAAGCAGTAACGTCTTGAATTTTTCTCATTCTATAATATCTTAAAGTATAAGTTTGATCAGGTGCTGGATAAATTTTAACGACTGGTGTATTTAATCTTTGTAAATAAAATTGAGTTGGTCTTGATTGCTGAGTTTTATTTGATATTGCTGCGTAATCATTAAGACCTAATCTAGTCATAGAATATTCTGTTCCATCACTATCTACAATATTTGCATTTATAATATCAACTAAATCGTAATCTAAAGTATAATCTGTAGTACCTTGTGATAAAGTTACATCTTTTAATTCTACTGTCCATTGATTGTAACCTCTGTTAGCCCAATCACTAAACATAATATTTAAACTTCTACGTGCAGAACGCACGTCATAACCTAAAATAGGATCTCCTCCTATTCTATCAAATGCTTCTTGAATACAGTCATTGACTGTAAGATTGAAAGTTGCTGTGTTTGATGTAGCCATTAAGCAAAAAATACTGTTACGCCACTAGCACCATTTGCAGAAATATTAATTTTTAAGTTTGTCTCAAATTTTACACCTTCATCTGGTAAACTTATATTAATAGGTCCACTATCTGCACTAGCACCTGTTGTTACTACAAATTTTGTTGTAGCATCATCTACAAAAGTTACAGTTCCTGCAGTTGCTGATGGCGTAATAATAAAACCTTTAAGTCTTGTAGGGCCACCAAAAGCTGCAACATTTGAACCTGTAGTTGTTACACTATTTGCTGATATATCTGATCCTGCCATTTTCTTCTCCTATATTAAATTTTGTTTTTTTAAACTTTCAAATAGTAACGCAATTCTGTCGCCTTGGCTAGTTGGTTGTTGTAAATAAGGCGCAACATAGTTT